AATACTAGTTAACGGTAGTACTTCTATATCATTTCCGCTTTGGCTATCGCCTACAGCAATTGACCAATCAAGTGGCATCATTATTTCGTTGCCGTTAATTTCTAAAACCATTGCCGGAGCGTTAAAACTTTCTAAGAAAATCAAAGGAATGAAAAAGAAATCTGGATCTTTTGGGTCGCTGTTATCTAAGACTGCAAATCTTATATCTTCATCTAGTTCGTCCGGTAAGTTTGTTAATGAAAAACATTTATCTTCTAGTGTTAAAATTCTCATGTATATATTCCTTTTAATTCCAATCTACTTTTTCAATACTAAATGGGTATTGAGCATCTTTATAAAATTTCTTACGTTGAGTTAAATGTCGTTTTGCAAATTTACAAGTTGATGTAAGATCCCAGATTTGAACAAAGTCTTTATCTTTTGCTTTACGTACACCTCTACCTATGCTTTGAATAACTCGAACAAAGCTCTTGCCTGGTTCAATAAGCACCAAGTTAAAAATACGAGGAATATTAATTCCTACTGACGCAACTCCATATGTTGCGATAATAACTTTATTAGTGCCTTCTTTAATCTCATCGTAAGTTTCTTTTCTATCAGTTAGTTTCATATCTCCTTTAACGAAAACACTATTAGGAATAATTTCCTGAAGTAGTTCTCCTGCAGAGATTCTGTCAACTAAGATAAGTGTATTGCCTGATTGTGAAATTGTGTTTAATAGTTTGCCTATATATTGAATCCTGTTTGTATTAGTAACAAGATATTTTAATTCTTCTTGGTAATTACTATGTGCTACTGTGTCTATTAACTGTACAACATTTACATGACAGTTTGAAAGTACACCTTTATCTTGTAACTCTTTAGCAGTTATGTTTCCAATAACTGGACCTAGGCTTGCATGTATACTTTCAAACTCAAACTTTTCTTTAGGCACAGTACCAGTAAGCCCCCAACGAATTGGCGCATTACGTAAGTTACGTGTTAACAAATTCTTAAGTACTTCTGCTTTTGCTTGATGTACTTCGTCAATAATAATTGTGCTTACACCTTCTAGAAACTCTGCAAGACTTAATACTGCCGTGCCGTCTTTATTCTTTTTATCAAGAATGTTTAAGCTCTGCCAAGTGCAAATAGTATGTGTGCATCCTAACATCTTCCTATCACCAAAGTAAACTCCTACGTCAAGACCGCAGTTAATATAGTCTTCTTCAGTTTGTGTTACTAAGCTCTTGTTTGGAACTACTACAAGACTACGCCCGTATTTTTCTGTAAGTTTAGATAATGTAGCTGTAATAATAGTTTTACCTGCACCAGTAGCAACTTCTTGTAATGCTTGAGGATTTGTTAGAAAATTGTTAACTACTTCAACTTGATAGTCTCGAAGACGAATAGGTTCTCCTGCTACAGGATGTCCTTCTGGCCAAACTGTATCTCCCCAAAAATCTTCGGTGATAGTATCAAACTTTAAATCAAGCGGTACTCGTCTATCATCAATTGAAGTTATTTCTACGTGATTGTTTCGTAATACTTCTTGCACTACATCTAAATGATTAACATATCCTGTTCCACCTATACCAAAGAATGCAACTTTGCCGTCCCAACGACCTAGCTTATACTGTGGCATATACTTTGCATACGGCACTTCAAACTTGAGCTTATTTGCAATTGCTCTTCGTACATCTACGTCTAGTCCTTCAAGTTTTATATTAACTTCGTCTTCTATAATTAGTTTACATGTTGCCATTTTATAGTTTATCAGCTTTAATTCGAGTAAACGGAGTTATATCAGTGTCATAATGAATAACCAAATCCATTGGAGATATATAATCGTTTACTTTAGTGTTCATTCGTTGACTGCCTATCGTTAATACTGCACTAGGTATCCAATTGCTTTTAAGTAAAGGTTTAGGAAACTTATTAGTATTAATATACACTACTTTTGTGTTGCTGTCAATCGGATTGTTTAATTTATTAGTTTTAATATATTCATTAAAATTTCGACCAGTATCATTATCAACTCTAAATAGTACACTTGTATCTTCATTAAAGAATATATTAGTTAATCCGCTATGTACTGCAATTAACCCATCTAATGAATTATCGTTTGGTAATATTACTAGCAATGGAAATCTATTTAATTCTAATAAACTTTCTATTACTCGTTCAATAGGATATTTTTCAGGAGAAATTAATACAGTGTATAATTTTCTAGTTACAATTTTTTTACTTAGTACTGTTAATGCATTTAGACTATTTTCTAGTTCTTCTTGTTCAAAATGATATAGTCCTAATTGTTCTTTACGGTCGTTGTATATTGCTAAGTTTTCTTTTGAAGGTTTACCAATTGACGAAACCATAAAGTTGATAGCTTTATCAGTTAAGTTTTTTAACTTAAAAGAATATATTCCCGGTATGTGGTCTTCCTCATTATTATTCATGATCTCTACTTTATTATAATATGTTAATAATTCTGGCTGTATTTCAAAATTATTATTTTTAAAATTCTTTACAACAGCAAATGCATTGTGTTCATTAAATAGAAAATAATGTACTTTCTCAATGCTATCATAAGTATGGCAGTGTCCGTCAACTGCTTGTTTTACTCGTTCTATACTAGTCAATAATTTTTTATTAAATATGAACTTAACAGCAATGTATAAAATAGTTTCATCGTCGTGCATAGAAACTATTTTAATAGTCTTTTCTCTATTAAGTTCTCTTAGAGGAATTCGTAAAGTAGTAAAAGATTCTGTTAAATTATGATCAAACATATCTTGGTATGCTAATAGCTTTGTTTTAACTAATTCATATTGTCTATCAGTTAATCCAACACCCTTAAAGACTTGTCGACCAATACTAGTTAATACGGAATAATCTTCCGAAATAACTTTAAACTTCTTAGTTGGGTCCTCTTGTAATCCAACTAACAGTTCAAGACAATCTTCTATACTAGGTTTAATCATATTACTATTATACTATATTATAGCTTGAATGTCAAGTGTTTAAGTGGAATTCCTTGAGATATTTCTTCAACTGTATATTCGGTGTGTGCATAGTCGTTAAGCCATTGTGTTCTATCAGGCATTAGGGGTGCTTCTATATTGTTCATAGAGTTTATGTCGTTAGCAACGTCGTACGCTAACGAGCTAGTACCTACAAACGCAGGAACGCCATCAAGTACACTATGAATGCCTGGGTTACTAGAGTAGCTTATAGTAGCGTGTACGTTGTCAAAGCCTATGTCAAAGTCATCGTAACTGTTTGGTAGTTGTACTGGTTGTTGTCTATAAACATTTTTAAATTCGTTTTCAATATTTGGTAATGGACAACGAGGATGAGGACGGAATAGTATAGGACGGTTGGTATATGTTCGAATAGTATCAATAGTGTTCATCAGCCATTGGCTCATGCTTGGCATACCTTGCCATTGCAGACTCTTATCGTGTTGTCCTGCTATAAGAATAAACTCTCCGCTAGTACGCCAAGGTTTTAATGATAGGCCCAATAGACGATGGCGAGTGTCATTGTTATTATTGGGGCCAAAGTAAGCATCTCTATTAATCCCATTTAGTCCTACCTTCCATGTTGTACCTCTTTTAATGCCACCGACTTCTAATACTATGGTTGGTTTGGTTTGTTTCCAGACTTTCTTGTTTCCAGCCATTCGTCCATTAAACAACACACTCCAAATAACATTAACATCGGCACTAGCATCATTATGAGAAACAGTCCACCCAGCAGATATAAGACTGTGTTCAAAAGCATCAAAGATAGGTCTACTATTAAGTGCGCCATAAGATGTCCATAAACTAACTTTCATTCCAATATTCTTCTTGCCTATTTTTTACTAGATCTTTATCTAAACTCTTTCCAGATTCTTTGCGGGCTCCTTTAAGATGGTCCATCCATCTTCCTAATTCACTGTTAATTAACGGATGACCGCCGCCCCCGGTAATAGCTCCTTTTAATATCATTTCAGCTGTATAGTCTAGTACATTGGGATATGTTTGTATCATACGATTTAAAATGTCGCCGAACACAAAACTATCGTGCCATTCTTCTAACTTAAAGATACCATTGTCAGCATCTTCATACACCCGTTCAAATTCTGTTAAGAACTCTTGACAAACTGTGTTATGTAAATTCATTCCATAAAACCCGCACTCTGGCCAGGTGGCTGAACCCTTGCCTCTGCCTACGTATGTAATCCATTTGTCGTTTGGTAGAAGTTTTATAAAATCATCATAACTCCAATCACTATGTACAAACGTATCCGCGTCCATCCACACACACCAGTCCTTAGAGCGTGTACAAGCGTCATACACAGCGTATGTTTTATTAGCGAAGCGTATAGCGTCCCATTTAAAAGCCTTATGATGATCACGTGGTCTACGTGCTTTAATAGCCTCTGGTGGGATGCCATTTGCTTTTGGAGAGTCTTTCCATTTTACTTTAAATGCATTTAATTTAGGCAATACTTCTACTGCATTTAGTATTGTAATTTGCTCTGGATTAGGATTAATAGGTGAACAATTTTCTGCGTATACTAATAACTTAATACGATTATCTACACGTTCTGCAAAACTATCTAAAAATCTCTGTCCGTATTTTTCTAATCCTGGTTGATGAAATGTTGTTAATACTGTGATATCCATTATATATGTTCTCTCATATGTTTCCAGCATGCTCCTGATCTTAATTCTTCAAAAGTCCAGTGAAACATGCTTATTCGTTTAAGCCATAATTCTCTATCAAAAAATTCAGGCTGTTCGATTGTACTAAAATCTGTGTTGCTAACTTCTTTGCATTGGCTATCGTTTGAGTCTGTTAAAAAACAATGATACCCTTTAATAATTGGTCCTACGGCTGCACTACTATTATGATTAACTATTGCCCATGCTCCGTTTAAATCTTCATCTAATAAACGTCCTGGTGGACTTAATTCTACATTAGAAAACTGCCCTAACGGATGTCCAGGTTTGTTTGCTAGATAATCTACTGCTAGTTTATCACCCGGATGGCTTCTTATAATAATTTTTCTAGATGTATGTAATTGTATTCTTTTTACAGTATCAACTATCCATTGTAAAACTTCATAGCCTTTCATGCTCCATCCTCCTTGACGTTGACACATTAATACTATATGATGTCCTTGTCTTGTGTACTGTGCTAGATTGAGGTTTAACGTTTTTGAAATAGAGTTCCACCGTTTATCATTAATTGTTGTATCGCAGTATATTCCTGTAGTAGGAAAAATACCATCAAAACTATATCTTAAATATTCTTTAGAGTTTTTTGGATCATGAAATAAAAACAAATTTGCATCAGCAGTAATAGTGTGCTTACCGTATTCTTTTTGTGATTTTATAACAGAATTTCTTAATCTCAAATGTGGAGTAGTGATCTTATCATAAACCCATCCTTGTATCATTGCTGCATCGCAAGTAACTAAGTTATCGTTTAGATGAACTATTCCAATGTCACCGGCCGCAGTAACTCCTGTAGCAAAGTCATATAACAGTTGTTCTTTTTGCGGATTGATGTTCTTACCTGGAACAGTTTTAAGATAACTAACTACCTTCATTGACTATGCTCCAAGCATACCCGGTTCGAAGTTCATTTGGCGTAAATTGGCAATACGATAAGTGAGCGGCAAATGCATGCACTTCGTCTAAACTAGGATAGTTTAAGTCTTCAACTTCACTAAGTTTATTATTACATAATGCTTGTGCAGCATTAGGTGCCAATGCAATAGCAGGCTTACCAAAAAATAATGCTTCTGTTGCAGCTATACTATTAAATGTTACAAGACAATGTGCTTCTTCTAGTGCATCATATATAGACATATTTGACACTCGTTCTCTTCTTGAAGGTTTCAGTCTTACATTAAGTTCTCTATCAGTATATTTTGGAAGTTCAGATAGTACATGTTCCATCCATTCGTCTACATCTTGTCCGTAAAATTTCATTACTTTTGGACTTGGTGGACATATTAAAATATAACTACCTTTTCTCATTTTTTTACCACGCCAGCCTAATGTTGATAGCCTATCGTCGGGCCGTTCTATTATTGGTCCTAAGTTTTGTAGATTATTTTTTGTAATTCTATGATAGTCTTTTCTACTGCCAGGTTGCATGTAGCCAGTATCAATTGCATAAAAGTCTCTATTATTTTCTTTACAATACTTAATGGCTTTTTGTCCACCACCGCCTAATCCTCTAATAACCAAAGCATTATCAGTACCTACTTGTCTATCAAAGTCACTTAATGTACCACCACTACCTAGTATAAAGTCTTCACAAAAAGGATCATACGCTAGACCTTTTGCTGTTACACCTAATTTATTAAAGTCAGGCATATTAATTGCTGCAACTTTCTTCCCCATTGCATCCTCCTTTATTTGTTGTATTTTAGACTTAGTTTCTTTATATACTAGCTCATTAGGATCTACTAATTCTTGTAATGTCAAGTTTAATAGTTGTTTAGCATGTTCACTTACTGTTAACTCGTTAACGTCTATTTTTCGTAATGCTGCTCGGTTATCTCTTGCATAAAATTTACCTAGCTGAGATTGGTAATAATTTGATTTTGATCTTACCCAATCTAATGCATATTCACAATCTTCAAATCCTTCAAACCAAGGACCACCTTCAGTATAGTGTAATGCCCACGGAGTACCATCTTGTGGTTCTTTATACCAACCTACTAACCAATTCCATTGATGAGTTATTTCTCCTACTTCTTTATCAGCTAACCAAGAAAATCTATGAAGGAATGCACCACTTGTTTTTTTATCATTAATTAATCGTAAGTCTACTTTTTTATTACTAGGGTGTTCGCAGTTCCAAAGAACCATACTCGACCAATTTTTTCTTGGATAAGGTAATTGTGCTTGCCCGTCCATCTTTGATCCTTCTTTAGGAGTATAATCGTGATGAGCACACATTACTGCATATTTGTCATCTTTAAGTTCAAATAAGTGTGCAACATCTTTCTTAAAGATAAAATCGCAATCAATAAACAATGCCCAGCCTTTATAGTCTGTAAGATACGGAATCATAAACCTACTGAATGTAAATTCAGTACTACCTAATACATCTTGTTCTCGAGTATACAAGTTTTGTTTTTGTAGTTCATCTAATTTTAATGGTATAATTTCAACAGGTACTGTTGCAGTATCAAGAATACTTTGTTTGCATACTTGATAAGCAATGTCTTCTCTGCTGTCCCATCCTATAAAAATCTTTAAAGGTTCAAGTTCTTCGCTCAATGTCTTCCTCCACACATTCTTCCCCATATTGTACTTCAAGTATATGGCATAAATCTTTAGTATTGTTAGATGCTTGATGCCATACTTTTTGTCCAATAGCATACCCAGATGTTAGTTCAGTTAGTAAAGACGTTGTCGCCCGATCATCCCATTCTGTAGTTAACGCACACTGGCCTTTAAGTACATACCAATGTTCACTTCTTTTAAAATGTCGTTGATTACTTAGACTTTTTCCTGGTGCAATAACTAATTCTTTAACCTTATAACCTATTTGGGTGTCAAGAACTCGATACCATCCCCATTCTCTAATAGTCTTTGGATTTTTCCATTCTTCAAGTATCCAACTACTTGAGTTTATTTTATCTTTGCCGCCTACGCCAAATTCAAATTCAACACCGTCAACTACCATTTCTGGAATGTTGTCTGCTGTTCTATCGCCACCGTTAGCAAATATTAACTTGTCTTTAGGATAGTGTGCTTTAACTTGTTTTATAAAGTTTATAGCAGTATCATCATTGTCCATAAAGGTAAACACTTCGTCTACTACTGATAGGTTATTAATTATACAAAGGCGTTCATTCCACGGCATAAAGGATCGACCCTTTTTACGCTCAAGCCACTCATCTGAATTAAGGCCGACTATAAGTGTGTCGCCTAATGTTTTAGCTGCTTTGAAATATGCTATGTGTCCGCTGTGTAGCGGATCAAACCCGCCAGTTACTAGTACAACTTTTTTGCTCATATTACCATCCAAAGATATAATCTTTCCGAACGTTTGTTAGTTCCTTTGCTCCTAAAGATTTTAAATATTTTCCTGCACATTCTTCAGTATCAGGATGTTGTTCACATACTACAATAGGCTTGTACTTTAAAATTGTTTCAGTAGCGCCTTGTAATACTTCTAATTCATGACGCTCACAATCTATCTTTAACAATCCAAATTTAGGAAGATCTAAATCGTCCATACGCTTAACTTCAATGTTTCCAACACCAACTTCGCTGATAAAACTATTACCAGTATTATCACTATCGTATGTCATTTGAACTGTGCTGTTAACATTACCAAGTGCATATTCATTAACTTGTACAGGCAAATCTTTGATATTTAAATGTAGGCATTCGTATACTTGTGACATTGGTTCGTATGCTATTACTTGTTTAAAATGTTGACTTAAAGGTTTTGCCCAGAGGCCTACGTTTGCACCAACGTCAATTGCTAAATCAAAATCAGTTACATACTTGTATGCTTCGTCTCTAACATCATCTTGATATTCAGGTGGACCGCCATTTTTAACACGCTTAGTAATCATCCTATGAAAGTGATTGTCACTATCAGGCATCCAGTAATTATAAACTTGTTTCATATTATATTTTCTTCATATAGACAATGTATTTAATAACACGAATATCTGGACCTTTTTTTAGACTTACCATACGATCTGTGCTTTCTTCGCTGATCATTTCCCAACCTAATTCTTTATTTTTCTTGTCAAGGATAGCTTTCCACCACTCAGGTTTTTCTATAATTAAATGTGCATTTCTACCATCGCTAAGTTTTTTCTTTGCGGGATGACAAGCAATTAAATGATACTGATATTTTGAAGCTATATTATATAATTTATCAATAACTTGATCTAGTTGGTCTACTTCAATATGCTCTAATACATCACTACTATAAACTATATCAGCATCGTTAGGAAGAGGAATTGGAGATGTAACTGGATCATAATTATGAACAGTTATTACGTCTTTAAGTTGTGTAAAAGGCATGCCTTTGCCGCATCCAAAATCTAATACTGATGCAAGGCCTTCTTTAGAAATTAAATCTTGTACTCCTTGCGGAATATTCTTTGCAGTTCCAAAAGATTTTTTACTATGTAAACGTTTTAATTCTTTTAGGTATTTTTCCGAATGCATTTACTCTCCAATCGCTATCATATGTCATATTACTTATCTGACAATGTTTTGACAACTCTCATTAAAGGCTTGCATCTTCCATACCTGCTACTCTTAACTTTACAACATTTGTAATCTGCCATTGCTTTTGATCAAGACCTTTTAATACTCCTAACCATTTGTTACGAAGTAATGCAAATTCGTTTATAATTTTTTCGTAGTCAACTACATCTGCCTCGCCGTCAACATATCGATCAACATCTCGACTTGATAATGCACGTTGATAGTTTTCAAGATATTTTTTAAAATATGAGCTACGCAACCTGCGTAGCTCAATATTCATGTAATGTAAGATTGCTTCAATTTCTTGAAGTTGGTTAAACCTATGGGCAACTATTCCAGGCATTTCCGAAGCAGCTTTTTCAACGTTTCCTCTTAATTTTATCTCAGGCTGTGCGTCTACAATTTGAGCTTCGTAGTATGCAATTGCACTAGGAATCTTTGATACGTCTCTAGATACTTCAGAATACCATCCCATAACTTTTACTCTTCCCCAAACATATCGTCATCGTCATCATCGTCCATTTTATCTAGATCTAAGTAATAACATATTGCATCATCAAGATCTGAGTCAGATCCTAATACATCGTTGAACGTTTCTTCTTTTGTTCCCATGTCACAAAGTAAATCAACATACCTCTCTGCAGATGCATGAATTTGCTTCTTATCTAAATATTCTTTAAAACAAGTCCATACTTCAACAATTTGAGTTTCATCCATTTTCTGCTATCTCCTCAGTTATATTTTCATCAATGTCAGTTTCTAACACTTCTTCGATATTTACCACAGGTTTTATTTTCTCATTGTATTGTGACATAACCATATCAAGTTTAGGGCCTAACCATTGCTTTCGATAATCAAGATGTTCTTCGCCATCTAAGTCAATATACTTGAGTCGATTACCTTGCTTAACTAACAAGTTCTTCTTCTCAAATAAT